CAAGATGGCGTCGGACCGGTTCGTGAAGCTGCGCGAGCTAGAGCTTAAATACGGCGCGCAGGTAAACGAGGCGCAGCTCAACGTAGATCTGGAGCGTGACCGCGAGGCCGTCCGGGCGATCATGCAAGGCGCGCAACAGCAGCAACAGCAGCAGGGGCCGATGAATGGATAAACGAAACAGAGTGCAGCGGGGCAAGGACGCCGAGCGCGTGGTCATGGACCCCGTGCTTTTGGAGGCGTTTGCCGACCTCGAGCAGCAGTACACAAACGAGTGGAAATCATCTAAAGTTGACGACATGGTCAATAGAGAACAAGCGTACGCACGCGTCACGGCTCTCACAGACCTAAAGCGCCAGCTCCAGTCGTACGTTGACGACGCAAAGATCGCCAACAAGCAACTAGAGCGGGATCAAAAGTTGTAAACTAGGAACTAGAACATGAGCGACAACACCACGGTATCAACCAGTGTTAACCAAGCCATGACGGCCGATCAGGCCGCCAATGCCATCGAATCAATGCTGTCCGGCGACGGAGACCAGCAAGAGGAAGAGGCTACGCAGGATGAGCCGCAAGGCGAGTCCGAACAGGTCGAAGACGAAATCGAGGATGTCGAACAAGACGCAGACTCCGAAGATGACGACGAGACCGATGAGTCCGATGAGGATGTAGACGAGGATGAGGCAGAAGACGAGCAGCAGTTCACCGTCAAAGTTGACGGCAAGGACGTAGCGGTTTCGTTGGATGAACTTCAAAAAGGCTACAGCCGTACAGAAGACTACACTCGCAAAACTCAGGCACTTGCCCAAGAGCGCAAAACGGCTCAGGCAGAGCTAGAGCAAGTGAGAACCGAGCGTGCTCAGTACGCTCAACTGTTAGGTGCATTGCAGGAGCAATTGCAGCAGTCGCAGCAACCGCTCGACATGGACCGTCTTCGAGAAGAAGACCCAATCGAGTGGGTGCGACAGCGCGAAATGCAGCGCGAGAATAACGAGAAGATGCTGGCCATCCAAAGCGAGCAACAACGAGTTAATCAAGCGGAGCAGGTCGTTAAGCAACAGCAGATGCAAGCGTTTTTGCAGAGTCAGAAGGAGCAGCTGCTTACAGTCGTGCCGCAGCTCAGTGATCCTAAGTTCGCCCAAGCGGAGAAGGGTCGTTGGATTGAGGCAGGCAAGAGCATCGGTTTTTCTGAGCAGGAGTTGAACGGGATCAATGACCACCGCGTGCTACTGGCGCTAAAGACTATTGCCGATTACAACGGCATGGTTGCCAAACGCAAGCAAGTCAGCTCGGACAAGCCCAAAGCAAAGACGGTGAGGCCGGGAGTCGCCCCACGCAAGAATCAGTCGAGTGCAGTAAAGCAAGCTCAACAGCGTCTAGCCCGGTCTGGTAACGCAAAAGATGCGGCCAGTCTTCTTGAAAATTTTCTCTAATTTGAGGTAAACAAAATGGCAATCGTAGCAAACACGTTTCTAACGTACAACGCAAAGGGCATTCGCGAGGACCTCGCTAATGTAATTTATTCAATCAGCCCCGAAGAGACCCCGTTCGTTTCTAACGTCGGCAAGGGTTCAATCAGCAACACCGCATTTGACTGGCAGACAGACGCATTGGCAGCCGCCGGTGCAAACGCTGCTTTGGAAGGTGATGACACGACGTTCGCGGCGGTCACCCCTACCGTGCGCTTGCAGAACTACGCGCAGATCAGCAACAAGAACGTGATCATCTCTGGCACTGAAGAGAAGGTCAACAAGGCCGGCAGAAAATCCGAGCTGGCCTATCAGATTGCGCGCCGTGGCGCGGAATTGAAGCGCGACATAGAGTTCATCGCGTTGAACGGCCAAGCAGCTGTCGCTGGTAACAGCACCACAGCCCGCACGACCGGCTCACTGTCTGCGTTCTTGAAGACCAACACCAACAAGGCTGGTGACGGCGTTGATCCTGTTTACACCACGATCCCTGACGACACTCGCACTGACGGCACCCAGCGTGACTTCACCGAGGTGATCTTGAAGGACGTGATTCAGCAGGTCTGGACCGAAGGCGGCATGCCTAAGATTTTGCTAGTTGGCCCTGTCAACAAGCAGAAGGCATCTGCGTTCACGGGCATTGCCGCACAGCGTTACAACGCTGAAGGCGCCAAGGCCAGCACCATCGTGGCTGCAGCTGACATCTACGTGTCAGACTTTGGTAACGTCTCAATCGTGCCCTCACGTTTCCAGCGTGAACGTGACGCGTTTGTGGTGGATCCAGAGTACGCAAGCATCGACTACCTGCGCCCCATGCAGACAATCGACCTTGCGCGCACAGGCGACGCAGAGAAGCGCTTAATGTTGTGTGAGTGGGGTGTTCGCATCCACACCGAAAAAGCCCACGGCATTGCCGCTGACTTGACAACCTCTTAATTGAGCGTGGGGCTGGGCTAATAACCCAGCCCCTTTTCTACATGGATTCACGTATTCTTTCGCAGAACGCAGAGGCTGGCATTACGCAGCTTTGGCACGAGCACGACGACGGCTCGGTCACCATCGAGACCAAGCAGGACTTGACCGACGTTACCGAAGACAACAAACGAACATTCAACCAGATCGACGAGCGGGCCGGCTGGGCCGGCGACATGCACAGGGTCGCGTCCATTCCCATGTCGATCTACTACGAGCTGCAGCGCAAGGGCATCATTAACGACCCGGCTGCAATGAAAAAATGGTTAAACGATCCTGACAATCGCGTGTTCCGCACGCGTCCGGGGACAGTATGATTGGCGCAAGATGGCTACAAATTACAGCGAGCTAAAGTCAGAGATCGGTGACTGGCTAAACCGCAGCGACTTGGACGCGGTCATTCCGACGTTCATCTCCCTTGCGGAGGTCGGTCTCGAGCGCGTCTTGCGCGTGCGCCAGATGCTGGCCCGCGCCAACGCGACGATTGACACACAGTACAGCGCGCTGCCGTCCCCCTTCTTGGAGGTCAAAACCTTCAAGCTGACAAGTACCAGCCCGGTGCAGCCGCTTGCGTTTGCGACCATCGACGAGCTGGACGCGCTTGACTCATCAAGCACGGCGCCCGGGCGGCCGCTGTATTTTGGCATTGTCGGCAATCAGATTCGGGTCTACCCAATACCCGACGGCAACTACACGGGCGAGCTGGCGTACTACGCCAAGCTGCCACGGTTGTCTGGATCAAACACAACGAGCTGGCTACTGACCAGCTCGCCTGACGCGTATTTATATGGGGCGCTGCTGCAGGCGGCGCCATACCTTAAAGACGACGAGCGCCTGAACGTATGGTCCACGCTTTACGCGTCGGCCGTGCAGGGCATGCAGACGTCGGATGATAGAAGCGCAACGTCGGGCGGCGCATTGAAGGCTCGCGCAACACCTTTTGGAGCACGATAGATGTCAAGTTTTAGCGACTACACCGAGAACCTAGTTCTTAACTGGCTGTTCACGGCCAACTCCGCAACCCGCCCCACCGCATGGTACGTCGGCCTCTTTACAGGCGCTCCCAGCGACACTGGCGGCGGAACCGAGGTAAGCGGCAACGCCTACGTGCGCAAAGTTACCGGCACCATTACGGTGGCCGGGACTGCGACCACGGCCACAAACGCTGCGGCCATTGAGTTTCCTGCGGCCACCGGTGGCGACTGGGGCACGATTGGATGGGCGGCTATTTTTGATGCGGAGTCCGGCGGCACCATGCTGGCTTGGGCGTCGTTGACGACTAGCCGGACAATTAACGACGGTGATGTGCTGCGCATCCCAGCCTCTAGCCTGACCATTACGCTGACCTAAGATGGCGGCATACGGCGGCGGGCCATACGGCGGCGGCAATTATTCCTACGGCGTAAGCGTCGGGGAGTTTGCCGTCTTGCCCGAGTCTTCGGCGACGGTCGACGCGTACCGCTTTACATTTGGCGCGGCCAACATCACGTCGGTGTCGTCGCTGCTACTTAATGCGCAGCGCACGGCGTTTATATCGTTTGAGGGTCTTGACGCGTCGGCCGTAGTGGTAGGAACGAACGTCATTACCAGCACTGACTTGTTGATAAATTCGTCATCTATTTTTAACGCCGCCGGGGTCCGGTACGCGATAGGAAAATTTTCTGCAACTGCGCAGTCGTCCGGGTCAACCACGGCGCGCTTAAAGTGGGAAAATTATGATGACACAGCGGAAGTCTGGACGCAGATACAACCAATTGCTTAGTGAGGAATAAATGGCCGATACGACAACTACAAACCTGAGTCTTACCAAACCCGAAGTGGGTGCCTCATCCGACACGTGGGGGACCAAGATAAATACAAACCTAGATTTGATTAGCGCGCTATTCCCGTCTGACGCCCTCGAGGTGGCCAGCGGCGGCACCGGCGCAGCTGATGCAGCCACGGCGCGTACGAATTTGGGCGTGCAAGCGCTTGCCGCTGGCCTGACTGACATTGCTGGTTTAGCAGTCACCGACGGCAACGTCATTGTTGGCGACGGCACCAACTGGGTCGCCGAGTCGGGCGATACGGTTCGCACGTCACTTGGACTGGCGATTGGTACTGACGTACAGGCATACGACGTTGATACGGCTAAGACAGACGTTGCTCAGACGTTTACAACATCACAGCGCGGCACTGTAACAACCGATGACGACTTGTCGTTTGACTTGTCAGCAACCAACAACTTTTTCTGTACACCAGCAGGCACGGGTACGCTTACGTTCACGAATCACACGGCTGGTCAGTCTGGATTTATTCTGCTAGACAACTCTGGTGGTCACAGCATCACGGCGGCGGGCACGACCAAGATTAACGCCGATGACCTGACTGCCATATCTACAGCGGGCGTGTACGTCATTGCTTACTTTGACAACGGCACGAACACTTACATTATGGTTTCACGGAGCTTTGCATGAGCGTACTACCGGTAGGATTTGGATCGCAAGGTGGTGGCTACACTATTGAGAACTCACTGCGCTTACGGTCAAGTGCGTCTGCTTATTTGTCTAGGACATTCGGTACGCCAACAAATAATCAAAAGTGGACATATTCATGTTGGTTTAAGCGCGGCTCATTGACCACTTATCAAGGATTATTTGAAGCCCCATCAAGCGGAAGCACTTTTGGGGCAATTTATTTAACAAATACAGACATTATAAATTGGTATGACGCTAATGCTGGTGCTACTGTTTATATTCTTCAAACTTCACAAGTATTTCGTGACCCATCTGCTTGGTATCACCTTGTTTGTGTATATGACTCAACACAAGCAACTGCGTCTAATCGTCAAAAGATGTATGTTAATGGCGTACAAATAACAGCATTTGCTGCGGCAACTTATGTTGCTCAAAATACTAATGGACGCATTAACTCAGCAGTAGCGCACAAAATTGGAACATTAGATGCCGCCCCTTCTTACTTTGACGGCTACCTAACCGAAGTCAACTTCATTGACGGTCAAGCCCTAGACCCATCATCCTTTGGTGAGTACAACGAAGACACAGGCGTATGGCAACCAGCTAAGTACACAGGCTCATACGGCACAAACGGCTTCTACCTGCCCTTCAGCGATGCAACCAACACGACAACGCTGGCGGCTGATGCAAGTGGCAACGGCAACGACTGGACACCTAACAACATTAGTTTGACCAGCGGGGTTACCTACGACAGTATGACAGACACACCAACGCCTTATGCAGACGGTGGTAACTATCCAACATGGAATCCAAACTGCAAAGGTAGTGATGTAAGTCTTGCAAATGGAAACCTTGATGCTTCGTGGGTTAATGTTAACGGACATTCTGTATATGCAACTATGGGATTTCCCACTACTGGTAAATGGTATTGTGAAATGACAGGTGCATACCAAGTGTCTTTTGGTCTTGTCCCAACATCTTCGTTTTTTGTTACAACGCAAGTTGGGTATCCAAATGCAGGTATTGGTTATCGTGGTACTGATGGACAAAAAGTAATAAATGCGGCCTTTAGTGCTTATGGTGCTGCATACACAACAACAGATATTGTTGCCGTAGTTTATGACGCAGACAATTTAACTTTGCGTTTTTATAAAAACAATGTAGACCAAGGTGCAATTACTGTTGCAGCAGATTCTTATACTCTTGCTGTTGGTTTTCAAACTACAACTCCCGGAATTGCGAAAATTAACTTCGGTCAACGCCCATTCGCCTACACACCACCCACAGGCTTCTTGCCCCTGCACACGGGTAACTTACCTGACTCGACTATTGTGGATGGGTCAACGCAGATGGGAATCTTGACCTACACGGGTACAAATGGTGACAGGTTAATTGCAACGGGCGAAACAGGTATTGATGGTGAAGTTAATTTCACGCCTGATTTGGTTTGGAACAAGTCACGCAATACTTCTGGATACGGTGCGCTTTGGGACTCTGTGCGTGGCGGCACTAATGCGTTGCAAACTTATAATGCAACTGATGAATTAAACTCAGAAGGTGGAGATATTGATAGCTTTGTCGAGGGTGGCACAAACTTTGGCACAGGGACAATTAACGCTTCTTGGGGTAATACATCAGGAAGTACTTACGTTAGCTGGCAATGGAAAGCTGGCACAGCCTTTAGCAATGACGCAGGGACTAACGGCGCAACCATTGCAAGCGTGGGGTCGGTGAATCAAGACGCTGGTTTTAGCATTGTGACTTATACGGGCACTGGTGTAAATGCTACGGTGGG